CTCCAGGCCTACCCAAGGAATACGCAAAAGAGGATCATTATCCTACAGTTGGTGATATATGTTGGTTCGATGGAAGAGCATCAACATTTAGTGGGCATAAATTTCAACACTCGCCTAGAGTTGGTGATATATTTTTATTTCCAAATTGGTTAGCACATGGTGTCTATCCTTTTAGAACTCCTAATGAAGAAAGACGATCCGTGTCGTTTAATCTTCACCTTATTAAAAAAGAAGAAGAAAAACAATTATCGAAATGATTGATATTGACAAGACTCCAATGGTCCGTGTGACGTGGTTGGATGCTCGTGATACAGAAACAGGGTGGCTCGATATTAAAGATATTTTAAAAGCGCCTCTTGCTACATGCCAAGAAGTAGGATGGATGGTTGTTAATAGCCCTGAAAAAATAGTTATTATGCGTTCTTACAGTAAAGATAAAGAAGACATTACTGGAGGAGGAGCTATTGCCATCCCCCAAGGATGGATAAAAAAAATAGAATATTTAAAAATAGATTATGCAACACAATAAGGAAACAGCATACGTTCAATACGTAGATAATTTTTTTAATATTGAAGCATTAGAAACACTACAAGAAACACTCCTTGGTTTAAAATATACCGAAGTAAAAAATGAAGAAGGACAACATTATGGCAAAAGACACACTTTCCCTCTTCATCAATTTAAAAATGATCCTGTCCTAGATCGTATTAAAGAATTCTTTTTTCCTTATACAAATCTAGAACCAATATCTATTCATGCTCATTTGCGCCACAATCAAGGAGAACCTAAAGTACATATTGATACTGATAAAGGAAACATAGCAAATTTTCTTTTCTTTGTTAAAGGAGAACCATTATTAAATAATGGGACCGGGTTTTTTATAGGTAGTAAACTTTCCTCGCATATAGGATTTGTAGAAAACCGGGCTTTATTTTTTAATGGCAGTAAAATATGGCACACGGACTTACAGGGATTAGGAGAAAGTTCTCCACGCTATACGTTAAATATTTTTTATAGACAAAAGGTTTCTAAAGATGCAGGATTTTAAAGATAATTTAAGAGACTATACAAAAATTTACAACAATGTTTTAGATCTAGAAACATGTGATAAAATCACGCAAGAAGAAGATTTAACTTTTTATCCAGCTACTACCAATGGTTTGGTGCATGAGCATAGAAAATGTTTAATAAAAAAGTTAAGTGACAAACACAATGAAAGTGTAAAAGAGTCTATAGAAAAAATAAAAAATAAATATTTAAAAGAACACCCTCATCTTATTTCAGGTTTTAAAAACAAAGACACAGGTTATGATCATTTATTATATAGATCATCCGCAAATGAAGAATACAAAGAACATGTAGATAATATCAGCAATCAAAAAAGAATATTAAGCTGTTCTATTCTTTTAAATGATAACTATAAAGGAGGAAATTTTTATTTTTTTAATAAGAAATGGGTTTTAGCTGCAAAAAAAGGATCTGCAATTGTGTTTCCAAGTAATTTTATGTTTCCCCACAGCGTGGCTCCAGTAACTGAAGGGGATAGACATTCAATTGTTACATGGATTTATTAATGAATAAAATTTTTGTAGGGACACCATGTTATGGGGGAATGATTTCTGTAAATTATTTTGAAAGCTGTTTACGTTTAATGTCTGAATGCTCCCTAAATAAAGTAGGACTACAATTTGGAACAATTGGAAATGAATCATTAGTGACAAGAGCTCGTAATACATTAGTTCAATTATTCATGGATCATTTGGATTATACCCATTTACTTTTTATAGACGCTGATATTGGATTTAGTGAAAGAACTGTTATGCGAATGTTAGAACTTGATGAAGAAGTAGTAACAGGAGTGTATCCAAGAAAGACTATTGATTGGACAAAAGTTATACGAAAAGTAAAAGAAAAACCTGATATTAAAGAAAATGAATTATTAGCTTCTTCGTTACAATATAATCTTAATGTAAAAAATCCAGAACATGTAGAAGTAAAAAAAGGATTTATAGAAGTCTTAGACGGCGCTACAGGATTTATGTTGATAAAAAGACAGGTCTTTGAAAAAATGGCTAAAGCTTACCCTGAATTAAAATTTAAATCGGATCAACATTTAAATGACCCCCACGATAAAACATTTAATTATCATGATAATTCAAATTGGAATTATGCTTTTTTTGATACCACGGTTGAACCAGAGACTAAAAGATACTTGTCAGAGGACTATGCTTTCTGTAGACTATGGCAAAAAATTGGTGGAACCGTATATGCTGACATTACGAGTGGGCTGACGCACTATGGGACCTATGCCTTCAAAGGCAATGTAGGTACTCAATTCTTGCCACCGAAGAAGAAATAATTTAGTATGTGGTCTTATGCAATTAACCGATTTAAAATTTCAACCAGGCGTAGATAAACAAGACTCCCCTTATGCGGCAGGAGATGATCGACGTTATATCGACTCTCAATTAGTAAGGTTTCATTATGGAAAACCCGAAAGGTGGAAGGGGTGGGAATATCTTCCCAATCCCAATGAAACCCTCATTGGCGTGGTCCGAGATACGCATTCGTGGGTTAGTTTAAATGGAACCAGATATCTTGCTTTAGGAACCGATAGAAAATTATATATATTAGAAGGCAGTGGTCTTTATGATATTACACCTATTCGAGACACAGAGAGTTTAACAAATCCTTTTACAACAGTAAGTGGTAGTCCTATTGTGACTGTAACTGATGGTGCGCATGGAGCAATAGTAGGCGACTTTGTTACATTTGATGATAGTTCTGCTAACAATGTTGTGGATGGTATAGAATTTAATAATGAATTTGAAATCACTGAATATGTTGACGCCAATACTTATAAAATAACATATTCTTCTAATGCTACAGGATCAACGGCTAGTGGTGGAGGATCAGTAACGGCAACTTATCAAATTTCTGTTGGCCCTGCTACATCTACCTTTGGTTATGGATGGGGTGTTTTAACATGGGGATTAAGTACATGGGGCACCGCTAGGTCTTCAACAAGTGTAACTCTTGCTGCTCGTCAATGGTCGTTAGATAATTTTGGTGAAGATCTTATTGCTACTGCCTTAAATGGAGGTGTTTATCAATGGGATACTTCAGGAGGGACATCAACTAGGGCCGTAAGCCTTGGTGCAACAGCTCCAGTAGCTTCTCGTTTTTCTTTAGTATCATCTGACACAAGACACTTATTTTTATTTGGAACATGCACGACAGTTACAGACGGAACGACGCAAGATGATTTATTTTTTAGATTTTCTGATCGAGAAAGTTTGACGCAGTGGGCACCCAAAGCAACAAATGAAGCAGGATCATTGCGCATTGCTGATGGCTCCCGTATCATAGGAGCAGTAACATCAACGGGTCAAATCCTAGTATGGACTGATCAATCCTTGCACGGTATTCAATTTGTAGGAACTCCTTTTACATTTGGTCAAAGACAATTAGGAGCTAACTGTGGATTGATAGCCCAGCATGCAGCCGTTGATGTCAATGGTAAAGCTTTTTGGATGGGTGATGATGCATTCTATATGTACGATGGTGTTGTTAAAAAAATGCCGTGTTCTGTTCAAGATTATGTATATGATGATTTAAGTTACACAAACAAGAATGACATTGCCTGTGGCATCAACCCTGAATTTAATGAAATTATGTGGTATTATCCCTCAGGCAGCGCCACGCAAATAGATAGAGTTGTTGTCTATAATTATTTAGAGGGCACTTGGTATACTACAACATTAGGAAGAACCACGTACCTTGGAAATTACACTTTTGAAAATCCTATAGCCACACAATATGATGCTGCTTTAGTAGCCAATGCCACTACAAGCACAGGAGTAACCAATACTCCTTACGGCGTCACAGCGGGAGCTTCCTATGTGTATAATCAAGAAACAGGAAATAACCAAGCAGATGGAACTGCCTTAGCAGCTTCCTTAACATCAGGATCTATTGAAATTGCAAACGGAGATCAATTTATGTCAGTGAGTAAATTTGTTCCTGACTTTACTTCCCTAACAAATAATGTAGCCGTTACTTTAACATTAGAGGATTACCCTCAATCAACAACAAGTCAAACTACTTCAGGTAATGTTACCAGTACCACGACTAAAATTGATATAAGAGGAAGAGGACGATCAGTAAAATTAGCTTTTGCAAGTGATACTGTGGATGATACAAATTGGAGATTGGGATCCATGAAATTACAACTTAGACCGGACGGAAGAAGATAATGACACAATACGATGCAAGTGATTTATATAGAAGAAAGGCTTTCATTAATCAATTAGGAGGTGGATTAGGAGCTGGTATATCTAGCCTTGGTGGATTTGGACTGGCAGGAGGACAGGGGGAACCCTGGAGAGGAGGACAATGGCCATACCAACAGCCACCAATACGACAACCTCAATACCCTTCGCAAGGACCACAAGGAGGATGGCCTTATCAAGGAGGGACACAGATGGCTATTCATGGGTTTGGTGAAGAACTAGGCGAGTTTGGAGAAACGCTTGGAGGATACGGAGAAACACTTGGAGGATACGGAGAAACGCTTGGAGGATTTGAAGAATCACTTGGAGGATATGAAGAATCACTTGGAGGATATGGTAAGCAACTAGGAGGATTTGAAGAAAAACTTGGCGGTTTTGGTGAACAGTTAAGTGGATTAGGGAATAAATTTGGTCAGCAATTAAGTGGATTAGGAGATAGATTTGGAGGAGTAAATGACAAATTATCAAAAATAGAAGAAGGAATTGGAAGCTTACTACAAAACAGGGGATCAGGAATGGGAGGAATGGTACAACCAAATTATGGATACTCTCCTTATAATATGTTATTAAATTCTTTTTTTGGAGGATATAGATAATGGCTAAAATAACAATTACTCGTTTACCTAATGCCACACCCCAATATGAACCAAGTCAATTTGATCAAATGATTCGTTTACTCGAACAATTAATTTTAAATTTAAATACTTCTTATTCTCAAGATATAGAAGATAAATCTGTGGGAAGGAGCTGGTATCTTGGCTGATACCTTTAAAAATGCTGGTGTTGACTTAACCACAACTGATCCAACGACCATTTACACCGTTCCAACGGCAGCCTCTGGTGTTACGGGAACACCTCCTATTTTTCCAACCACAGCCGTAATTAAATCCATTATCATATGCAATGATTCTGCGAACACCACCGAGTATACCATAGAATGGACTGACAGCAGTGCTTCGGCAACCTATAAAATTACTAATGATAAGACTATTGCTACCGATACGACCTATGAAGTTTTATTACAACCTCTGGTTCTGGAGGAATCGGACTTGATTAAAATTACGGCGAACGCCGCTAATGAGATTCACATTACTTTAAGCCTATTGGAAATAACAAAAGGAGATTTGTAATCGACCTTCATTCTTTATTTATTACTCCTATCTTTTCTATAAATTTAGCAGGCTATGAAAATCTTACTGAAGTTATAAAAAATATTCAAGAGAAAGAGCCTACAAGTATTGAAGGAAAAAGTACAGATGGGGGATGGC